CCGGTATCAATTTGTTTATAAACCATTTCTCTTGACTGGAATCTACCAGTCCAATCTGATAATGTGATAAACTCGTGGTCGTCATTTGTAAGTGTAACAGTGCCAGATGCAGAGTTAAAGTTGTGGCGATAAACAGCAAACTTAATATCTTCATCTTGGTATGATTTCCACGCGCGGTTATTTGTCGAAGTAAAGAGAACACCGTCGCCCCAATCCATAACAACTGATTGACCTTTTGTTGGACCCGTGGTAAGGTCTTTGCCGCCAACTTTAGATGTAAAGTGTAAATAGTTAGGATCGTTCGCGTCTGGCATAATAACAACCGCGTATTCTTTTTCTGTATCCATTCTAATCGGTGTTTCAAAATTAACTTCAGTAACGGCAGTCGCGTCATCTGAAACATTTACTTCAGCAGATGTTAAATGTAGTTTTGAAAATGGTAAGATGTTTCCAGACGGATAACCGTTTACCACTTCACGTAGAGTAACAGTAATACCATTTACAGTACTCTTACGTTTAAAATATAAATCAACTTTAGAAATATATACAGAGTTTGATCCCTGACCCATACCTTTTTTAATAAAGAATGTTTGTGCTAATGGATCGCCTCGTGCGATTGTGGTGGTTACCCTTGCCGCAAGGTTACGAGTTGTTGTTTCGCCTGATACCGTACTAAATTCAGGAACACGAGTTGAAAGCGCTGTTTTTTCTACTGAAATATTATAAGCACGATACATAATTTCAGACTTTGAAGTTGATGCTGAATCAATACTACTATATTGGTTTACATCAACAATTTCAAGCAGTCTATCGCCGACATAAAATGTTCCTGGAGGAATTCTAAATACAGCTCTTAGTACACCGTTAGCATCTGTAGTAACTGCTGCACCATAAGCACCAAACTTTTGAACACTTCTAGCTCGTGCGGCTGAAGTCGTACCTGGCGCAACATTCGCATTTACGTCTTTTCTGTCAAAGAAGAAATAATGACGTGTATTTGGTCGAAGCCCAGTTGTATGGATTTTAATATTTCTGGATCTCATAAACGGTTGGAAGTTTATATCAGATACAAAATCACCAACACCATTTAACGCACCATCATTTACGGCTAATCTTTGTTCAGTACCGGTTTGAGTTCTTTGTGTGACTGTCGTGGTTGCTCTTCCTGCGCGCGCTGTGAAGGATGCCCCATCAACAACAGGCCCATCCCAGTTAACACCGGTAATTGGTAGGAACTCTTGTAAATCTTGGAACACACCAGCAATATCAATTACCGCAGGTGTTGGATTTCTAACAGTATCATGCGCCATATCGTGCGATGGAGAAATATTAGAAGAACCATTATATTTCCAGAAGTTAGATACGCAGTTTCTAAAGTTTGTGGCGTATGACTGACTGATTAGTTTAATATTATCGTTTCTACCTAGCGTTGCGGTTTCAGCAATACCAGTTGTTGGGAAAATTGATGCGCCAGTAGAAGATTTGTATTTTAAATCTAATGGGAATGTTTTAAGTGCAGGTGTAAGAATTTTCTTATCAAAATGAATTGCTGCTTTATAATTTGGATCATTTAAATTAGCAATTCCGGCATCGTTCATTGGATCTACGATATAACCGTTTTTAAATCTTGACAAACCATTTTCATCTAAGATTAAAAGGTTTTCTGACTGTTGCTCTAATTGGTTAAGTGAAATATAATATTCTAAACCTTCAATGCGTTGTTCAATCTTTTCGATGTCGCGCATAGTATAATTTGAAGTACCCTTTGATTTAATTCTGATAGCAGAATCAAATTTACCAGATTGAGAAGCCTCTTCAGCGCTTAGCGCCGGATAACCTGGAATATTAATTTCAGCAATTACTAATTCGTCTTTTCCTACAACAGGTGCGATAGGAAGTAAATCCTCTGTACCTTGAGTAATTGACGGAAGACCATATGAATCCATACTGATAAGATCAATTCTTCCCTTATAAGATTCAACATCTAATGTCGCATTAGTATTAAGTGCTGGGATAATATACGCCGTACCACTAAAATCAATTTGGTTATCACCCACTAAAGTAGTAACGGTGCCTGCCGCACCCGCTGTTGTATCTGAATAATTAACCGCCGCGTCTTTATCTGCATATGGTCTAAAGTCAATACAATTTCTTAAATTATAAATTTTACCGTTTGGAGACTGATATGTTTCAAGATCGTATGAGCGGATTTTACCAGTTGGTAATACCTCGGTTGTATCATCAATTGGATAGCTGTTAATAGTAAAGAAATATTTACCTGTAGCAGTGCCAAGCTCATAACAAGAAAGCTTGATAGTAAGTGTACCAGCCGGTGGACGCGGGCGACCCGGAATATATTCCATATATGAAATATCGTAAAAATGGTCATTTTGGTTATTATATAATTTAAAACTATCTGTATAATCTACAGTGCCTGAAACAATGGATTCAATTTTATAAACATCAGGGAAACCTAAACTATATGTCGCAACGTTACTATTATATGTTACTTTTACATAAGGGCTTACTGAAGCTTTTGTATATGAATCGGTATTAATAATTCTTTTATTTAAATAAACGTCTGCAGCTGGATCTGAGTTTGCAGCAGGATCTAGGTTAATAGTAATCACTGAGCTATTTAAAGATGTTGAAGTACTTAATACTGGAATGAGAGTGTTTGATGCGTCAACCACTGTAATATCGCTTTGGGTAAGCGCAAAATCTTCTCCTGCAGCAGCTGTAATTTCAATTGTGTCATTGGAAACAACTGCTGAAATTTTTGCTCTTGTGGGAATTGAAATATCTGTAAGTGTTTTAATAAACTTACTGCCAGTGTCGAATATCATAGCTGAACGTGAAGCTTCTTTAACTGCTGGATTTGATGCGATTTCAATAACACCGCTTGTACCAACAATGCGTCTTACGTTTTTAAACTCGTTTGAGCCAACCATATCAACACCAAACAAATAACATCTGGTTGGCGTAATGTTTCTAACATGTGCTCTACCGATGGTGGTTGAACCAGCTGTCTGTAATGTCACTGCTTCGTACTGCATGCCAATCGTACCAGACAATGCTGTGATAGGCAAATATCCGCCGTAATCAATTGTGGTAGCTTGATTTTCTTGTACTACTGTATCAGTAACTGGGTCAAGAGTAAAATCAATTTTACCCGATGTTTCAACACGATAACCTTTAACATATGCTACGCCGCTATTAACTAGAGCTTTAATATCTGTGCCACGACGGTCAATATCAATTTTAAATTTGTCTACGATATAGTTACCAGACTCTTCGTAAGTTCTTTTAGCAAGCTCTTCGTTAATTGAATTAAATTGAGTTACATCTCTCAACTGAACTGCAGAACCATTTTGGTATCTTACTAACGTGAAAAAGGTCGAGTCTACATCAGCTTCAGTTGTGTCTAAAACAGCCAGCTTTGGAATCATTTTAAGTCTATCAGCACCTGGCGCGTTTTCGTTAGTAGAACCGTTTGCGTTATCATATAAACTATTGTCTTGTAATGAACTTATCAAAGACTCTGTAACTACGAAACCTACCGAAAGGCCGTCTGGCTGGTCTGTGTATTTGGATACAACAAGGGTTTGGTCATTAGCAAATAGGAAATGACCTTTTTGGAATATAACGCCCGCAGATGTCTGAATACCAAATGAAGATCCTGTTGGATTTGCCTGAAGTGTAACGTCGATAGTTTCAACACCAAGTTCTGTACTATAAAGTGTTGAGCCATTATACTTATAACGATTGATTGTAATACTTTCACCAGGTTGGAATACTTTATATCCACCTGTTTCGTTAGTATTTAAATAGTTAATATAAAAAGTATTAAGATCTGGTGGTCTAGTTTCAAAACCGCGAGTTGCTGTAATTACCGAAGCTTTAAGACCTGTTACACCACCCACTAATTCGTAAACAATATCAATCGGTGTTGAAACACCGAGAATAAGTTCTGTACTCGGTCCACTAATAAATGTTTCTACATCAAACCCTGTTTTATCAACTAATTTAACGAATTGTAAACCATCTAAATTAGTAAAGTTACAGCCTTTAATAATACTACCTTCTTGATAGATATTATCTCCAAATTGTTCAACTTGGTTTTGAAGAATTGTTTGTAACTGTGTAAGCTCTCTTGCTTGAACCGCGTATGCTGGTTTAAACAGGATCTTATAAAACTGTTTTTCGACATCAAAATCGTCGAAATATGGGGCAATGTTTAAGTCTGTGTTAATAGGCATCTATTTGAGTTTCCTTAAAATTCTAAGACCAGCTTGTATTCTTCGCGCGAGGTGGTTTGTCTATCAATTGGAAAAAAGTCTTCCATAAAGTATACTTCACCAGACCGTTGAGTGTATCGTGATTCAATTACATTATTAGCTACTGGACTATTTATCGAAATTTGCTGCCCTGTAGAATTAATTAAATTCTTCGTTAGGTCGAGTGCTATATCGTTATTTGCTTGGTTAATATGGGGTCCCATATAACTGCACAGATGAACTGTATTTGATGAAGCTTGAATAGCATGTACTCGAGCTCTAAATAGTTCGTTACCATCTATGTCTTGTTGTGTTACAATACCATTAACCACTAATTTTCCATAATCGTCGGTAATTATTTCAATTCTGTTATCAAATACATCAGGTGAAGCTGTATTTGCAGTTACTGGATCTGGTATAAACGTTGGATTTTTAAGCACACCAACCGCTGATGTGGAATTGGACGCGCCGATTTGGTTGTTATCAGTTTCTGTAATGTATGCATAAAGCAATACATGTCTACAATAAAGCTCATCAATTAGGTTATAATTATGTCCACCGACGGGTGAAAGAACAGGTCTTAATGTAGCTCTTACGTCAATAGAGTTTGCATCGTCTGGATCAAAATCGTAATTAGGATCTACAATGGATGCACTAATATTATTATAGCCAGAGCCAGAATTTAGTACTTCAATATTTGTAATATTCCCATTTACAATTCTTGGAATCGCGGTAGCGCCCGAACCATCTCCTAGAATTTTAACGGTTGGTAAAATTTTAAATGTTGAGTTGATAATAACTCCGTCGCTGCTTGGATTACCAATTACTTTAACTCTTCCTCTGTCCGCAACAGCGTCCCACGTATAAGTATCAATTTCATATGTGTAAGTTACGTTTGTAGGCGTGTTAACATAGAGCGTCATGCCTGAATAATAGTTCCCAATTTCAGATAAGAAATTAGACCTAAGAAGCATAGTACTATCATTACCTGGAGGACCTGCAACAATACCACTTTCAACAAAAGGATATCCTGCGTTATCAATAGGGTTATTAACAAAAATATTACTGACTTCTGAACCTGTTATAACATTATTTGCATCACTGTCAAGCTGAGGATCAACCGCAAAATCGCCCATTAATGGAATATAGCCTACTGCGTTATATCCTTCAAATTCTGACTCAGTTAAGTAATACATAAACTTCCAAACATATCCGTCTGGCATTCTATAAATTTGATTTACAGTAACAGGATTATAGTTTGGTGGGTTTGCTGATTTCGCGCCGTTATTATTTGATAGGCATTTATAAACACGATAATCGCCAGAGTCGTTATTAGTAGGACCCACAACAGAATAGAATTTTTCGTTTTCTAAATCAACAGTATCGTCATATTGTTCGTACACCTGGTCTTTTTGCCAAGGGTGATATTTAATCATATACTTTACATCTGAATCAAAACATTTCTTACCAAATAAAATATTTTCTTTGAACTCGTTTCTGCTTTTAAAAGAGTTTACAGCATCCACACGGGTTAAAGCATCTATTGAAATTGATGATACGCAAAAGTAATAATCGTTGTTGGCGATGTCATCGCGAAACATACGAGTTGTATCATTTTTTAGTTTTGTTGCTAGTACTTCAGCCATGGAACACCTTCGATTTTATAATATTTATATACATTTAACCTCGTTTCCTTATTCTTGTGCGAGGATAAGTTAAACCATCCGCGGGTCTATTTGCAAAATTCTTTTTAGGAAATGCGTTACCTGACTCTACTCTTTGGTTAATCCAGCGTAGCATTCTATTTTCAGCACCTTGTAAGCTCAACATATCCATGGGATCGTCGTTTCCTGTATCGGCCATTTCACCCGTAATCGCATTTTCTTGTATCCAAGTTTTAATTTCATCATTTGTGGCGTTCTGCCATTGTTCAACTAAAAGCGCTGCCACACCAGCAACCTGAGGTCCTGCCATACTTGTTCCTTGGTATTTACCAAATTGATAGCTGCTGTTTCTCGGGTCATTAATACCGCCTGAGTGAAGTGAACTTTGAATTGCTTCACCTGCTGCAAAAATGTCTACCTGACTTCCGACGTTTGAAAACGGCGCTTTTTCTTCGCCAACATTATTTGATAATGCACCAACGTTAATACATGGACCGTAACCCGCGCCTGAACCAGTACCACGATGAAGCCATGTAGTTATTGAACTACCTGAATATGGAAATCTATATGTGTTATTATAATCTTGATCTGATGAATTTACTGTTTTCCAATAATCATTACCAGCAGAAACGACAATAATAATACCATCATCAATAGCATCTTGAAGGTCAGCTTGCCTTGACGTTGTATAGTATGGAATATCCATTTCTAAATTTGAATTTGGCGCATAACATCCTCGTGCTTGTAATTCGCTTTGAGTTAAACTACGGCCTGGATTAAAATCAACACCACGGAAATTAATTCTATCTACGTCTCCGAAAGCGCCAGTGCCAATTTCAAGTGATGAGCCATAACTATTATTTGTTACCGTAGGATTGCGCCGACCTGTAGCAGGATTTATTGGTTTTGTGTTATGCCATTCTCTCATGTAATCCCACATCGTGGATCCAATACTGCCGTTTGGGTTTGTGCTATATGGGCTGATGTTATAGATATTAGCATCTCTGGCCCAGCCCTGAGTATTACCAGCAACTGTTCCTGCGCAGTGGCACCCGTGGTTATTATCACTTTCATCTGTAGCATTTGTATAGGAACCTGATCTAGGATAATCGTAAGTTCCTGAACCACCGTAATCAAACCAATTTATCTGCTTTATTCTTGGAGCACCGTTTGATGCTGGTGTATAATATGAAGGACCGAGATCATTATCCCTAAAAATATCTCTTAAAACATCAAAGTCTGGTTTACTTAACACTGGTTCAAAATATGATTTAAATAGGGCGTACCCTTTTGGATTATTAGTTAACATTCCAGATGGAGTTTTTACTGAGTCAGACCATTCCGGGTCTAGCGATCCGCCATCCCAAAAAGTACTCATATCCCACATTGACCAGTTAATCAAATACATATATTCTTTATAAGCTACCTCAGCTGCCTCATCCACTGTTGCCCAATCGGGTGCATAACCAGACGGATCAAAAAATCCGCCATCAATAGCTTCTTTCATAGCAAGGTGCAATTCTGTTGTTTGCCAATTAACGTTATTAGTTGCTAACCAATCCACAGCTGTTTCAGATCCCGGCACCGCACCCATAATACCAAACAAATGTATTGTGTGCATAAGATGTTCTACAAGTTCTTCAATATCTCTATCACCAACCGACGGGCTTGGCCC